TGCGCTGCTGCAAATCCATACGGACCCACTTTCCGATCTGCAGCAGCGCAGCCTCGATCTTCTCGTCCGCCTTGCCGTCAGCGATCACGCCGTCAAACTCCGACATGCTCGCGATAAGCCCGGCCCATACGAGCATAACCAGATCGTCGGGATCGCTTGAGTCCAGCTCCCCCTTGAGAAGGTTCTTCCCGGTGAGCTTCTTCACCTGCTTAATGGAGTGCAGGGTGTAGACAAGGGGACGCTTCGCGCCCCCAAGCTCCACCCATACACCGGGATCGGCTTTGTCCAAGTTCTTCAAGAGCCCCTCCCGCATTATGTCCAGGTTCCGACAGACACGGCGCCGTCGATGGTGAGAGTCACGGACAGGGTGTTAAACCCCTCGCGCGGCTCGGACCACTTAACGCCGATATATGCGGCGAATGAAAGCTGCTGCTTTCCCTCCTCGTTGATCTTCACGCGAAAGTTCTTTCTCGTGCCTGCGTTCGCAGCAGTTACCAGCGCCGCGTGCTGGGTGTTCGATGAATCGAACAGCACGCCGAAGGTGACCGGACTCTTCGTCGTCCCCGTTACCCGCACCACCTCATCGAGCGAATCGTGATGGAGGGCCGAAATAATACGAGGATCGATCGACGGACCGTCCGGCCCCTCGGTAATCATCTCGATTGCGGTGAACACCTCCGGAGACGCACCGTCCCCGAGCTCGATATCAACGCCGTATGCCGCAGTTGGTTTTACAGTCATTAGTCCCTCCCGTTCAGGTTAAAAAGTGACCATCACGTCGACAGGGACGTGATGCTCGTCTAAATCTGCGTCGTAGAAATCCAGCTCGTTGACCACCTCAGCGCGCTGAATCTTTTCCCCGCCAACGGTGCCGCTATATCCGTCGAGACACGCGACCACCTTCGCGGCGAGATCTTTTGCCTGGTCGTAGGTTCGCGCGTAGCAGCTCACCTGCAGCCGGGCCTCGGCCAGGCCGGACGGACCGCTGTGCGCCAGCTCGCGCGTTGTGGAGATGCGCGTAATAACGACCGCAGGCAGCGTCGCCTCCTGCGGCCCGTTACCGCTATAGACGCGTGCACCTACCAGCGCGGCCACGGCCGCGTCGGCGCACAGTAGAGCGTTGACGGCCCCCTCGATCATCCCGCCTTCTCCTCGGCTTTCGCTAAAGCCTCAGCTACGACCTCCTGAAAAATTCCGATTACTCTATCGACGTTCTCGTCTATTGCCGGACGCATGAACGGGTAGTCGTTCGTTCGCCCGATGACGCGGCCGGCGCCGCTGTACTTCCAGCCGCGTTTCGACTTTCTAGGCGACAGCGTTCCGCCGACGACAATCCGGTGGCCGTACTCGACGAGGTGCGCGTGCGGCGCGTCCGTGTACACCTCGGCCTTGACGATATAGCGCCGCCGAAGCGTGCGCCGTTTGATCGAATCCTTCAGCGAGCCGCGGGCCTTGCTTCTCGCGGATTCGAGGATCGGAGCAGTCGCCTTATCGATCCCTTTCTGCTCGATCTGCCGATGGATCTTGTCCGGTAGCGCCTCCAGCCTGCGCAGCAGATCCGAGAGTCCCTCGACTTCAAATGTTCTTCCGCTAGTCATCACGCGTGCACCTGCGCCAAAATCTCCATCGCCTCCCCGCGGCCGACCTCGGCAATGTGGAGAATGTCCCAGTTCTGCCCGCCGTAAACGATCCGGTCCTTCGCGGTAAGCCCCGGATAGAACCAGATCCGAAACTTCGCGACCTGCTGCGAAACCTCGCGCTGAAACTTCATGACCTCGTTGCCGGAAACCGGAACGACCTGCGCCCATATGTCCGCGAGCTTCGCCCACGACTGAGACGGCGCGCCGCCCGGCGACTTTGTCACCGTGACTCGCTGCAGCTCGATCTGCCTGTCCATCAGTCCGGGGTTCATGGGTAGTAGACCTTGTATGCGCCGACCAAATACTCGAACGTTTTCGGAACCTGTACGGCTTGTCGATCGGAGACCGGAACGCGGTTAACGTAGAAGTGCGCGATCAGAAACTTGACCGCGAACAGCAGCGCCTCGGGAATCGTCGCGTAGCCAGCGACGAACTCAACCGACACCGCGTTTCGTCTCGCGTAGGTCGTCGGCCAGGTCTCGCCGTCATTCAGTTCAACCCGCGCGGGCTCGTTCTGCGCGTGCACGGTGTACTTGCTCGCAGCGAGCGTTTGCTCGACGTTGTCGCCGTCGTAGTATTTGACGGCCGTCACGGACTTCAACGGAGGCCGCTGCAGCCGAATCTCGCGGCCATACGGAAACGCGTCGAGGTACTCGATCCAGGTTTGCTCTCCGAGGGCCCGCCCGGTCTCGGTTTCCACCGCGCCGGTTGCTGCGGCGATGAGCGCGGTAATATACGCATCGTCAGCTGTGCCCGAGACGCGGAGGTGCGTCTTCGCGTCTGCGAGGGGCAGGATTGCGGAGGGTGCGGTTTTGAGAACTAACGGCACTGGTAGTCTCTGCTCCTCGGTTTGCTGATTCCGTAGGCGCGATGCTCGCGATTCTCTGCGGAGCGTTCTCCGCGCGCCTGCGGATCGGACGGTTTAAACACGCGCCTCGGCCTGTAACGTTTGCTCTCCGCATTCATCACAACCGAGACGCGCTTCAAATCGTCAGCCTCCTTATGCAATCGCAGTCGGAAGCGTGTCGGGGTTGCCCTGTGCGCCGTCGCCGACGATGGCGATAGCGCAGCCGACGACCGGATCGTCGACGGTCTCGGTGCATTTAATCTGCACCCAGGGCTTGCCGGCCGGCAGCTCATTCGCTCGCACCTCGATCGCGTACAGCGCGTGCTTGTTCGCCGTGGTGCTGAAGCCCTGATCAGTCGCGGCCTGACGTGCGCCGAAGTCGTCGTAACTCTCGGATGACTCGTTCTTGTAGTAGTCGAAGGCGATCGCGGTCGCGTCGTTGCCAGCGGCATCGCTGCATGCTTTGACCGTCACCGTCGCCTTTCCGGTGTTCGATGTGCTCGTCACCTGCGACAACAGAAATACGACTCGGTCGTAATCCTTTCCAAGCCGAATCGTCGCGCTCGTCGGGTTCCCGTCGTACAGATCCGCGCTGGGCTCCAGCACCACCACCGGCTTTAAAGCTTCCATTAACTTGTTCATCGCTTCCTCTCGAAATGTTTCTTCACTCAACAAAGCAGGCCCGGAAAGCCGGGCCATCAAATTATCGCGCCTGCAACGTCACGAACGGGGACTCCGTCTGCGAGCCCTTGGCGGGTGTCAGCGGCAGCTTCCACAGCGGCTTGCCGTTGACGCGCTGGGTCCACCGGAAAGTCATCTCTCCGTAAATGAACCGCACGTGCTGCGACATCGCGCCGTAGATTCCGCCCTTGCGGACGAGCCGGTATTGCGAGAAGTCGGCGTAGAGAATGTCGCCGAGATCCCCGATGGCCGGGCAGTGCTCGTTTCTTCGCACGTCAGCGCCGTAAAGCGTTCCGTACTTCCGGCCGCTCACGCCGTTAGCCGGCATATAGACCGGAATAGAAGTCCCGCCGGAAGGCGTGAACGTCATGATTTCCAGCTGCTCGTTGACGCCGGAGCCGATGAACCAGAGCGCACGGGGTTCAGACGGTGCCCAGATCCGGCCGTGCATCTTACGGACGTTTGCGTGCTCGACTGTATCCGCTGCCTGATTGCCCTCCTTGGCGACCGTGACCAGTGCGCCGCAGTTCATCACGCCAAGGCACTCGCCGTTGCCGTTGCCGAACACGATCTCCTCGTCAAGAACCCACGCCATCTCTTTGACGAACTCGGGCTCAATAAGGCTCTGCAGCCCGCTTGCGTCCTCAAGAAGCTCCTCGGGCGTGTATGCGATCGCGGTCATCTTTTCAAGGCCGAGCTTTTCTCTGCGGAGCTGAACCTTCGAAGAAGCCACCGTGCCGGCTTCCTTGTCGCGGTAGACCCGAACGCCGCCATGCCGCGAACCGGTCGCGCGTGAATCCTCGACGACCTCGTTCCAGACAATTTCATTCGAGGGTGCGCTGCAGGTCGCCTGCTCGCAAAGCTGCGCGATCGTCGACGCGTCGAAGGTTTTCCGCAACAGCTCCTGCTGGAAGTCGGTCTGAACCAAAAAGCCGCCATCGGCACCGACGCCCTCGCTCTGACCACTGGCGCGAGTTATGATCGATTTCTGAAGTGTGTCGAGGCGCGCATCGACCGCGCGGCCGGGAACGCTGGAACGAGCCACTGCGACCAGAAAGTCGCCCATGCTCTTGAACCCGCGGTACTCACCGTTCTCGTCGTGGTGCTCTTCCCGGACAATCTGGACAGTTGGCGTCTGGCTAGTCGACGCGCTCAACCTCTGCACGTCGGCCTGAGCTGAACGAAGTTCTTCAACCCGCCGGATGGCATCACGGGTCTCTTTCGCCTTCGCCTCGAGTTCCCGGTACTCCTTCGCCTCGGTCTCGTTGAGAGAGCGTGCCTCTCCCTTCTCGTTCACCGCGCCCTTGTTGATCGCCTCCATGCGTTGCACGAGCGCCGCTAGTGCCTGCCGCAATTGTTCCAAGTCCATCTAAATCTCCCATTAATTAGCGCAAGCGACGCAAGCACGGCGCAGGCGCAGGTTCAGTTTTCAGTTGTGCCGATTGCCAAATCGCTGGTTACCGTTGGGCTCCAGAAGCGCAGGATGCGCGGCGACCTGGTGATATGTTGGAGCGTGCACCGTCGGGCTACACGCTTTCGTTACAATTTCAGTTTAACCGCTTTGCAGTTGAGATCAAGCGAACGCTTTCAGCAGTTCGACCTCGCGCTGCCGCAGAGCGAGCTCCGCCATGATGCGGTCGAGATTCTTTTCGCTTCCGTCACCCTTTGCGCGCAGCGCCGCCTCGAGCCTGGACCGGGCCCGGCCCTCATCATCGGCGAGCTGCAGGTCTGTCTGCGAGTATGCGGGAAACGTGACGGGAGAAACCTCCCAGAGCTTCACCTTGAGGATTCGATAGTGCGGCTTGTCTCCGGAGGTGTCGGCTTCCTCCTTCTCAATTTGAAAGCCGAAGCTCATTTTTCGGACAACCCCATGCCGGATGTTCTCGACCAAATCGCGACCGTAGCTGGTGTTAGTTGGCTTGATTCGCGCGAGGAGTCCCTTCTCGTCCTCCGACAGGTGCAGCGTGTCGGGCACCCGCGCGAGAGGCATTCCGCTATCGTGGTTCCAAAGAGCCGCGATGTCGCCGCCGGCCGCGATCGAGTCCTTGAACGCGCCCGCCGCAATTTCCTCGGTGAACCACTTCGTCTCGTACACCTGGTTAAAAACCGCAGCGTGGCCGATAAGGCTCGGAAGGCTTCCGTCGCCCTCCTCCCTCAAGCTGTACTCGGCATCCCAGAGTCTCGTGATCAGTTTCATTACTCGTCCCCCAACATTTTCAGAAGTTTGTCGGCCCAATGCGCCGGATCCTCCCCGAGAACCTCCGGCCCGCCTCGCATAATGACGGCGCCGCGCGCACGCGTGAAATCCTCAACAAATGCGTCGAGAACCGCGTCGTCCCTGCCGTATGCTAGGCACGCCGGCCGGAGCGTGTCTCGCATCAGCGCCCCGAGCTGCTCTCGGTAATACCGATCGGCCCACGCGAGAAACCGATCTTTCTTGCGCGCGGCATCAACCTCCTTCACCTCGCGACGAATTACGCGCACGAGTAGGTCCTCAAAAAGCGGGCGGAACCTTTCGGCCTTCTTTTCCGCTTTCTGCGGTTCGGGCTCCGCCTCGGGCTTGGCCTCCGGTTCCTTCGCCGGCTGAAGCTGCGCCGGCTGCTGGTGGACCTGCGCGATCGGCCGCAGATTATGAGAGACCAGAATCATGTCGGCCTCGGGCTCGTCGACCGGGCTCGCGTCGAGCATATTCCGGCCCTCGTTGACGGTCTTTAACCCGTACTGAATCTGTTGCACGATCGCCTGGGTCCGGCTTTGCAGGTCGCCGCGGAGAAGCGCCGAGAGATTAAACTTCACATAGTACTTCCTAAAGTCCGGCTGCCGGAGAAGCTGCGCCTGAATCGCAATCTCCCACCGCTTCGCCCAAGGTAAAATCGTGTAGGTTACAAAATTGATCCCCTGCTGCTCAATTGACGAGTAGCTCGCGCCGCCCTCGAGTTCCTGAATCATATGCGGAGGCATCCGGTAGATCCGCGCGATGGCGATCGCGATTCGCTTCCAGAGCTCGTCCATCTGCGCGTCCTGCGCGTTCATCGTCGCCGGATGAAACTTGGCGCCCTGCTCGAGCAGCGCGACCTTGCCGCTTCGCATGAAGCGAATGATGCTCTGCAGAAAGTTGGTTCGCTGCTCGTCGGTCTTGAACGGGTGCTGCGCCTCGACGAACCCCCGAAAGAACGCGCCATTCTCGAATAGCGAACCAACTTTC